TTCAAATGTAATAACCGTTCCTATCATTAATTTTATAACAGGTCCAAGAATATAATTCCAGACCAATATGAAAATTAACACATACATTAAAAGAGGTCTCCAACTTGCTGTAAACCAGCCTGCTTTGGCTTCAGCTTCTACTATAGATGCTGCTGCTTTTAATTCTTCTGTACTAGATTGTAGTAATTGTTGATTAAGTTGAGACTTTAATTTCTCTTGAAGATCTTTATCAGGAACTGCTTTTTCAATTGTACTAAATAAGATTTTAGCTAATGGAGCAATAGCACTTAGCATTGGCAACATGGTTTAATACCACTTAGCTGATCTTTTTTTCTCTGAAAGAATACTTCCTTGACCTTGAACTTCTTGAATTTGAGTTTCATTCGGTTTAGACATTTCAATATCTACTCCACCAACTAGATATCCTTCTGCGTTAGTGTACTTTGAATGATTAGTATCTACTTTAACTTTAGAATCTTTAGTAAAAGTTCTTTTTGCGTTTGCTAATTTTTCATTTTGTTTTTTCATAGCCTTTTATACCTCTTTTTTACTTGTTTGGGAATCTATTTTTAAGTTGAGCAGATAAAATAGTCTTTTCTAATGATGTACTAGCTCTTAATTTAGCTAAATCTTCATTTTGTTGAAGTTTTTGAGTGTCTGTTGATTGATTCATCATAGTTTTCATCTTATCAAGATTGATTCTATCCTTACTCTCTTGTTGTTTTCTAGCATTTTCTTGTGCCATAAGATCTAATTCTCTAGATTTAAGTTTAGCAATAGGATCATTGTCAAATTGAGAAGTAATTTTCTTTTCTTCGTTCATAAATTCTTCCATCATCTCAGCAATCAAAACTGCTTTTCTTGATTCTATTTTTTCATTAAGCATTTTTACTTGAATTTGCATTTGTGGATCTTGCATTGCTTGTGGGTTTTGTTGCATCTGTTGTAACTGTTGTATTTCTCTTTGAAACTCTATTTCAACTTGTTCTTGTGACATTAAAGAAATGTGTTCAAAACAATTTTTCTCTAATGATGCCATAATAACAGGTGCATTTCTTGCCATGTTAGTTGCCATGAAATTTAAATGCGCAGTCATGTGTGCTCTATGATCTTGTCCCGGAAAAGCTTGGAATTGTTTCCCTGCAAGAGCATCTATATGTTCTAATGCAGGGTCCTTTGGTTGTGGCTGTTCTGGTCTCATTAAAATTTTATCAATGTCTTTAATACCTAATGCTTCATACATGCTTCTATAGATTTCATACATGTTATGAATTTGAGGATTAGACATTGCAAGTTGTAATTCTGTTTGTGCAATAGATATTCTTTGTGTTTGTGAAAATATATTTGGATCTGCAACTGGAATGATATCTACTTTTTGATCAAAATCAGTTTGTTTAATTGTTTTTTGTCCACCTACAACATCATAAGGATATTCAGGTGGTAAATATAATGCGAATACTTTTGCTAATAATTTAAATTCTTGTTTCATTGATGCATACAATCTTTTGTGAATTGCAGACATCACGCGCGAGCCTCTTTCCAGCAAAGCCACGGTCGTGCCCACTGCTGCTTGCTGATTCCCATCCCCTACTTGCATGTCCGCTATCGAAGCAAAGCGCTGACCTGCTTGAACCACGACCCCCATAAGAGCTAATAAAGTTTGCGAAGGTTCTTTGTATGGTAAAGTCATAAATGCATCTTTTAGATTTCCTCCTGGTGCATCTACGTCTCTCCATTCACCTGGTTGAATAGATTGAGCATCATCTCTAATTCTAATTCCTCTTTGTTTAAATCCTGCTGGTAAATTAGATAATGTTCCTGCATCTAATAATTGTCTTAATGCTTGAGTTGCAGTACGTGACAATCCACCAATCATTTGAATTAAACCATTACCATAGAAACCAAATCCTGGTAAAAATTTAAAGTGTACAAAGTATTGTACTTTTTGTTTTTTAGGATCAGTTTCAGAATAATTACGTCTAATAGATAAAACTTCTCTAGATCCTTCTTCAATAGTTACAATGTAAGGAAGTTTGATTCCTGTGGGCTCACCAGAAGCATCTTTGTCTTCAAAACCTTCTAAATCTAAATTAACATGACATTCTAATAATGTAAAAATCTCTTCAGGGTTTACTTTATTAACTCCTTCAAGACTTTTTTCTTTATCTTTAATACTATCTGCATTTGTAGCTTCATCTGATGGTAGTAAATCTATGTCTCTATAAAATCCTGCAACTTGTTGTTTACGTAAATCATTTGCAGAAATTTTAATTACGTGAATAATTGCTTCTGCATCATCTAATGATGTTGCTGAATAAGGTACTACTAAATCTTGTGCTTGAACAAATTGTGATACTGCTCTTCCTAATGTTTCATCATAATAAACTTTTTTAAATGTAGATCCTGATAAAGGTAAATAAAATAACATCTGATCAAACTCAGGTTCATACTCTTGCATGACATCCATAATTTGATAATTCATAAATTCTGCAACTCTATCTGCTTGATCTTGAATTTCTGGTGTATCTAATCCAACAACTTGAGTTCGTACTGGTCCTTCAGCTGGAAGTAATTCTTTATAAGCTTGTGCTTGAAATTGTGTAACAGCTTCTGCAAGTACTGGATGAGTTGCACCTGATGCACCTTGAAATGGTTCTGTACGTTGCTCGTATTTAAATCCTAATAAATCTAAACCTTGAACATATGCTTGTTCCCAATCTTGTCTTGAACTTTTGTAATCTTCATAATTTTGTGATAGCTCTGATCCTAATACTCCAAGTTCTTGTTCATCAATAACTTCTGCAATATTTGCATTAAACTCTGTACCTGCACTTAAATCTTTTGTCGGATCAAAATTTATATCAACACTACCATCATCATTCTCAGTCACCTCTGTAGGTGAAGTTGGCATTACCTCAGTTTCACTCAAAACAAGTTCTGTTTCTTGTTCTGTAGTTAAAGGTCTACTTATTGTTGGAATTGGTTTGTCTATTTCTGCCATTTATTGTTTTCTCCGATTTTATTGTTGTAACAGTATTATAACCAATATTCAAGCCTTGTGGGCATGGTCCTCTTTTAGGAGGTATTGTTCTTGTTAATCTTTTAATCATTAATTTAAACCTTCTTTGCCTTTTTCGTAACTTTCAGCGCCCTTTAACTTCCATTCATCTTCTGATAACCATTTTTTATTTTCTGTATCAAAAGTATCAAATGTTTCTATTGTTCCTCTTTTTGTTTCAGGATCTACTCTTACTTTGTTTACAAATCTACCCCTCATATTATTTCTTTGAGGATCCATTAAAATAATAGCATTGTTTAATGGATCTTCCATTGGAAATAAATCTTGAGATAATTTTTCAAAATTAAATGACTCTGGAAGTCTATCTAATAAAGTTCTTCCTTTTTTATCAGCGGATATGTAATCGTAATTACTTATATCTTTTTCAATTTCATTTAAAATATTTTGAAGGTCATTATATTCTTTAGGTAAATTTTGTCTTGATTCATCAATATACATTAAAATATCGCTATGCTGACTTTTATTAGTCCCTTCAGGTAATCTGTATGGACTTAATATTTTTTCTTTTGCTTTTTCTGTTCCATATAATTTTTCAAGATGTGAAGAAAAAGATAATTTTTGTCGTAATGAATCTAATATGTCTGTAATCATTCTTGCAAATTTAACTTTGCCTCCACCAGAAAACTTAACTCTACCTCCTGTTGCAAATTCTTCTGGTAGTTTAATTATTTCTTCTGGTCGTGCTTTTGAACCAAGTTCCCCTGATTGTCTCATAATAAAAGTTGAAGGATCGTCTGACATTTCATTTCTTAAAGATTGTTTAACAGGTATAATTTTTCTATTTTTAATATTACCTGTTGCAAATCTTTCAGCAGCTTCTATATCTCCAAAAACAGTATTTCGTTTTGGATTTTTAGGAACTTCTGTAAACGTAATATCTACATCATCCGGACCGTTTGCAAATAGTCTAGGTTCTGGTTCAAGAACTTTAAATTCTGGAGGTTCTATTTTTTTCTCACCTTTATAATTTTGAATTTCCATTTTAGGTCTATAATACAAACTTACAGGCTGACCAAATGATTCTTGATTTCTAGGTGAATCAATATCAACTGCAATTCTTCCATCAGGATATTCTCTTAAAATAAAAGTTGTATCACCATCTACATGTTTAGTTAATTTTTCTTCCCCTGTTGGTTGTCTACTTCCAAAAGGTCTAGGATCATTTTTATAAGATGGTTCCATTATTAAATCTTTTTCTTCAAAAGGTTTTCCCATTTCTTTTACTTTTTCAACAAGTTTTGGAAACCAAGGATACATTCCTTCTGCTGGTTCTAATTTTATTTTAGATGCAA